TTTTCTTTCTGCCATAAATTTCCTCATCCTCATTTTTCCAATAAATTTTCATTTGTTCTTTTGTAGGATAAATCCATCCATCATGAATACCTATAGTAATATATCTTTCATCATTAATATATTCTGAAGGAATAGGATAAAACCCACCAAATTCTATTTTCAATTTTCCCTTCCTTTTTCATTCATTTTATATATTATAACATAGAATTTTTTGTTTGTCAAGTTTTTGCTTAAAAATTTTAGGAGATTTTTAAGCAAAAAATAAAAGTGGGTTATCTTTAATAGATAACCCACTATTTGTTAACGAATATATTGAGAAGCTGCGTATCCAGTTAGTCCATTTCCAGTAATTGCATACCAAGTTGAACCATCAGCAGCTTCAACTACTCTATTTAAAGTAACTGACGTACCATATCGTAATTGACCAATTATATCATAATTCATACCTGGACCTGATCTTACATTTAAAACACTCGCGGCGACCTTGTGTGTATCAGTTGTAGGTGCGGCGGGCGCTGGATTGAGATCAGCGTTAGTGTTTTCAGCATACTTACCATAACCTAAGTTAGTTGCGGTATGCTGTGCATCATTAAGAATGATATCCCCAGGAAGTAAATAGCTTGGACTTGTTAGATATTTAGATGCAGTTAATACTTCAAAGCCTGCTGCGCGGAAGCCAGCTCTCATATTGCCAGTATATGTAGCATTAATATTTTGTAAAGCTGGGATTCCTAATAAATAACCAACAGCTTTAACATTTGCGATGACGCCTGCGGAACAATCTGCTTCACAGGGGACTGTAATATTTTTAGGCCAATATCCAACTGAACGGAGTTGATTCCAATAGGTTTGATTCTCTGATTGATCATAACCGACATTATCATTTTTTGCAGCTTGAATACCTAATTCAGCTATATACTCACGAACCTGTCTATTAGGATGGCGTAAAATACATTGCCATCCTTGGTTATACCAATTGATAATCCACCATTCTTTTCCAGATTGGTCTCCTGCGCGGCCGCCCCTAATACCGCCATGTTCATCTTTACCACAGTTAGAAATTTTACCATTATAGTTATTAAAATCTGTGATGATCTTTGCGACAGCAGTTGGTGTGGCCGCAGACGAGGCAGGCGCCGCCGCATCATTATAAGTAGCTGATCCACTTGTTGATGGAGTTTTCTTTTGAGATCCTAGACGATTTACAAGGCTTTGAATAGTATTATAATCAAAACCAGCATTAGTAATTCTATTTCGACGGTCTATACCTGTTCCCCATTTATTATCTAGAACCTCTTGTGCTATTTCTTCATTGGTTGCTTGAGCTGGACCAACTCCAAATTCTTTATTAATTAAACTCTGAATTTCAATCCAACTATACCCAGCAGCTTGTAATTTTTCTCTACGTGCATCACCATTACCCCATCTACCTTGTAAAACTTCTTGTACAATTTGATTGGGATTTGTCATGATTATACTACCTTATCTCCAAAATTAATAAATTCTTGAATATTGGTATTGCTTTCCATTAAGTGTCTTAAAGTTACAAGAGCTTCATCTACTAATTCGCAGAATTTTTCAAACTTTAATACAGCTGCAATTTGAGGGAATTTAGCTACAAACATATCATAAACTTTAGCAAGTTTAAGTTTGCCAGTGCCAGCGCCCATTTCTTGTTCTGCTTCAGCAGTAGCATATAAAAGCCAATTTTTAACTATGGCTAATTTAGCATCGGTAGGAGCTTTAATAAACTTATTAATAAAATATCCTACAACAATACCAATAGCTAAAATACAAATACCATAAAAAATATAATCGTTCATAGTGTTTCTCCTTTTTATCCTACGGCATTTTCGTCATAGTAACAATTAAAATTATTTGCGGCGGCCGCTTCATATGTAATACCGCCTGTTGTGTTTTCTTTTGTAGATTTAGCGTAATAAGCTGCGAGAGCAATTACTTCTCCTACAACAGTTCCAATTAGGGTAACAAGTGGTGTAAAATCTGGCATAATTCCCATTACAAGAGCTAGATGTAAACTTTGTACTGTAACCCAAGCTGTAAAAATCTCAATAAAAGTACAAGAAATAAAAAGAAAGATAAGAGCTTTTTTACTCATCGTAAGTGAGTTAGTTGTTGATTTTGTTAGCTCATTATATTCTTCACGTATCTTTCTTTGTCTTTTGAGATTTTCTTTTTCAATTTCCCATTTTTCTTCATCCTTGGCAATCTGTTTAGCTTTGTCAAGGTATTCATATTTCTCTTTCCTAAGGAATAGCATCAATTATCCCTCTTTACAATTTTTGTGCAATAGTTGCGATTCTACTTCTATATATATTTGGGAGAGTAATTTCTCCGTAAATATCTTCTCCACGAAATACTTGAGATACTCTTCGTAGACCATTATTATTCCCTGCATACAAGCTTGCATCAACTTGAGCTTCGCTATCACCATCTAGCACACATACGCAATCTTCACCAATTCTTTGCAATGCTAAACGCATTAATTCTACATCCATATTTTGTGCTTCTGTAATATAGACTCCAGCTCTCATACCAGTGGTATCAAATCCTCTAAGATCTGCTAGTGGTAATAATAATAAAGAGCCATTTTCGATTAAACGTTCTACTTCTAATTTATCTCCAAGTTTACTAGCTAAAAAATTACCAATTTGAGAATCTAATAATTTATCGTCTTTAGACCCAGGATAAAATCCTAATTTAGCAGCTCCATTGGCGGCAACTGTATTACAAAAAATAACTATTTTATCTATATTATTGTATTCTAATTGATGAAATAAATAAGCCATAGATAAATATGATTTACCACTACCAGCTGGCCCGCGCAATAATGTAATTTTATTTTTTAAAAGAGAATCCATAGCAATTAATTGATAACTATCTTTTGGTTTAATTTTACCAAACTGTTTGCTATCTAATGTATAAAAAGTTGGTACTCTTGTGTAAATTGCTCCATCATATTTATAATAATCAATAACTTCGCCTTGAGCATCTTTTAATAATAAATATTGATTAGGAAGTAAATCAAATATATTTTCTTCAGTTGGAGTGTAAATTTGATTATAAATTTTTTCTAATTCAATATTAGAATTAGTTTGAATTTCTACCCAACCTTTATAGGGAATTGTATCTTCAGGAGAGTATCCAACATTTAAACCCATAGCTGCCGCAATTCTATTACAACAATAATCTTTGGTGATGAAAAGAATTGGAATATTTTTTTGTTGTAATTTAAAAGCAGATAAAATAATACGACTATCATTATTATCTGATAATACGCTATGTAATTTTAAATCTAAATCCCAAGCATTATCATAAATTATTAGTTCATATTTATCTTCATACTTTGATAATAATTCAATTAACTTTCTAGCTTTATATTGCACTAAAGGATCTTTAGAATTAGATGTTTTTATATGTTCTAATTCTTTTAATGTAATAGCACTAATATAAAATTTTTCAGTTTTATTAAAAATTGCCTGACCTTGATCTAAAAGAGCGCAAGTATCATAAAAAAGATATTGCATATAGTTTGTCTCCTTTAACTAAATAAAAATGCGGCTTTAAAAGCCGCATATCTATACAGTTTCTTCAAATAAAGATGAAAAATAGTTAATATATTTTATTTGTTTTTGGCCTTAAAATAATTATCTGTGTTTTCTATCTTTGTTTTAATATTTTCATTAAATTTATTAATAACCCTATTTAATGCTTCAATATTAAAAGATAATTCACAAATTTTATCATAAATTTCATTAGATGTACGAGTATTCTTTGGAGAAGTATAATAAATATGTTCTAATGTTTTCCGTGCATATTGATCTAATCTTTTGCGATATTTAAAATATTTAATAAAAGCCCTCATATGTGCGATAGCCTGACCAGTAAAAGAAGTATAAGCCCCTTTCTGTTTATCATCTGGATGGACTCGCGCAGTTCCAGTAAAAATTCCTTCAGGAGTTTGAATACTTACAAGACTTAATCCAGTTTCTTCAACAAAGTCACTGTAAACAATAGGAAATTTACGTTTAGTTTCATCTTTAATTTTAAAATGCATAACATCAATCCTTACTTGTTTTAATATCATTAATAATTTGTTCCAAAGAAACAGGATAATTATTATGCGCATCTAGTGCAACATTATAAATACAATCTTCTTTATTAATGATATTGGGTTTATGAGTATGTCCTGATAGATTCCAAATAGGATGCCGTTCATGATAATTACCCATTTTCATAGGATAATGAGTAGCCCAAAAACTAATTCCTTGTTCTTTAAAACGATATCCCATTTGAATATCTTTAAAAATTTTTGCGTCTTTATATAGTTCAATACGGTCATTGGTATCGTGATTACCATAGGCTAGATATTTATTCCCCTTAAGCTGCCGTAAACATGTAAGACCAAATTTATTATCTTTAAGCATACAATCGCCAAGAATGTAGACTGTATCATCATCATTAATTACAGAATTATAATTCTGAATAATTTTATGAGCAGCTTCTATCCAGCTACCAAAACCACGAGGAGCCCATATAAATTCCTTTTCATGGCCAAAATTTTCTAATGAAAATCTGACGTTAGCCAAATTTTCATATATATCACCCTTTCTTTGGTTTAGTAATTGCGTCAATAACGCTTAAACCTTTTTTTCTTCGTTTATAATATGATGCTGGAGCCAGATTGTAAATAGCACACCATTCTTTAATAGTATGACGTTCTCCGTTAATTAAAGGATGTTCATTATTATATTGATCAATACGAGCTTGTATTGTAATATTATTCTCAATAATATCTCCTTCACAAGAAATTTCTCTCCATATATAATTATGAACAATACTATATCGAGGATCTCCATTTATACATTTAGATAAACTTTGACGAGGAATTTGTAATTGATAAGCTGCATCAGTAATAGATTCAAAAAATATTTCATCTTGTGTATCAATATCAATACCAACTATTTTTTTCTTTCCATGGAAATGAGTTGGTATTTTAACATTTATAATATTATTATTTATATCTAAATCACGGAATATTTCTCCATTTAAACTACCTTGTAACCCTTTACAAACTCGTCGAATATTACTTGCTCTACTATCTGCTTCATAACCATTCTTTTCTGCTGCTTCATGATAAGAAGAATACATTTCAATAATATTATTATTAATATCAATTTTAGCACATCTTTGTTTAATTTCTTGAATGTGTAAAGAACAGTTTTCTTTACTTAAATCTCGTATGTTAGTACAATAAGTTTGATTATATCCATTAATTACACTATTATAAAATATAATCATTTGTTGTTCATATTTACTCATTTCTTCTTGAGTATTAAAATCATCTTTTAATATTTCAAATATAAAATTTTCTAGTCCGTATTTTCTAAAAGCTTGATATAGAGGATAATTATATTTTTTATCATTAGGATTAAAAGCAGCTCGTTTATGTTCTTTCCATCTTTTATTGACTCGAATAGATGACCCTATATAACATTTTTGATTGATTTGATTAGTTATTTTATAAACAGTAAACATTTATAAAAGCCTCCTTTATTTTATATTCTATAGAATATAAAATAAGAAGTATATACATGATTTACATTTGGCCAAAATGAAAATCAGATGTAAAATATATCATTTAATTCTTCACCTTCATAATAGCAGTATACTTATATGGGTCTTTCTCCGGATCATTCATACTCGCGCTCATCTTACGAATTACTTCTTCAGGTACTCGCGCGCGACCACTACGGAATTTATTACGTTCGAGAATATCTTCCAGTTTTGCTTCTATGACAACAGGGATTACATCTACTTCTTTCAAAGATATATATTTGTCAAGAGCCTTCAAAAGCTTACGACGCGAACCCCAATCTAAATGTGTAGCATCAGCAATAATATTATCATTACCATATAGAAGCGCAAATGTAATTTTCTCAATAAACGCATTAAAAACTGCGGTTTCATGACTAAAATACTCTTCATCATCTTTAATCATAGAAAAACGCACTTCATCGCGAGAAAAATATTCCCAATCACAGCCTTTCATAAGTTTATTTTTAGCAAACCAAGTTTTCCCGCTACCAGGAATACCGACCATTATCCAAAGAGTTTTATCATGCATCTTGTATCAGCCCCTTTTGTTTTACAGTAGCAATAAAATGTTTCCATGAAGGATCTATTCTCTGACCCTCTTCATCAAAATTACCATATTTAAATTCAATTTGAAAATCTTCATAGGTATATCGACCAAACGGTCTGACTTCTACCATATTTCGTTGAATTCTACATCTGGGACAATATAATTTTTTTAAATGACCAGGCTCTCTTGTATGTTTAGCAGAACGTACAACAGGAAGCCCAAGAGCACCACAATGAGTACAATAAAAATCACTAATATATTGCAAACTATTAGCCATTAATTTCCCTCCATAATCCACAGTTCATAATAATTCCTCCTTTATTTTATATATATATTATATCATATTTTTTATAAAAAAGCAAGAGTATTAATATACTCTTGCTTTTTATTATTAATTACTTATCCAATAGAGTAATTCCATCAATATCTAGATCAAAGTATGGCGCTGATCTAAATTCAGACTCATGAAAATATCCATCAAAAATTACATTGGTATCAGGAGTAAAATTAGGATCGGAATCTACATCTGCCATATATTCAGTTAAATGCTCTCCATTAACTGTAAAATTATTAACGTCAAAGACATGTATTGTATTAGATTCAAGAGATTTTTGTGCCTCAATAAGAGCTTCCGCAGTACCTTCCGCAGCAACCTTATCATTAATATCTGTCATAGTTACAGAACCAAGAGTCATATTGCCTGTCCAATCGACATCAATAGGAGTATTAGTCTGAACAGAACTAATAATATACTTAAAATATGGAGTCCAATCAATTCGTGTAGAAACTATAAAAGTATTAGGAGCTGCTGCAATTGTGCTGCCATTATAAGAAACATTAGGAATACCCGCAGATTCACATGTAGATGGTGCGCCCATAGAGTCGGCGTGCTGGCTAATAAGTTTACAACCATTCTCAATAAGACGATTAGCGCCTTCTTTTTCTAGAGCTTCGTCGTACCAAGAGTTAGTGAACACTACATCCATTGTTACATCAGGACAAACATATCTAGCGCCGAGGAAGAAAGCAGTATAACCAGATTTAACTTCAGCGTAAGGATAAGCTCCAATATATCCCATTTTAGCTTCTTCTGGAGTAAATTCTCCATTAGCCATCATTTCATTCATTTTCATGCCTGCCGCGATACCAGCCATAAATCTGCCTTCGTAAATAGAAGCAAAAGCATTATGAAAATTAGGAAGATTTAGAGTGTGTGCCTGAGTACCAGTCGCATGACAGAATTGTACATCAGGGGCAGCCTGCGCAGCCTGAATAAGATAATCTTCATGACCGAAAGAATCTGCAAATACAATGTTACATCCTTCGTCAACAAGATCCATAGCTGCTTCATAGCACTCGCCACCTTCAGGAATACCTACTTTATTAAGATAAGGCACTCCCATTTCTTCACAGGCTTCTTTTGCGGCCTTCATAAAGTTAAGGTCATATGTAGACTGTTCATCATGAAGATAAATAAAACCTACTTTAACAGGAGTAAGATCGTCAGAGACAATTTCTGCTTCTGCGGGCGCAGGTTCATTTGACACTTCGGGACTAGATTCTGTAGGCACCGCAGGTGTCTGAGTGCAGGCACAAAGAGTAAACATCATCATACAAATAAGAATAGCTGAAAGAATACGCTTTTTCATAAAAACTCCTTTGATTTTCAAAGTTTATACTATTTATATATGAGAAACACCCATATATAAATAGTATATCAAAAATTTTTTAAAAGTGCAAATTTAATTAAATTTCTTGGATAGAAAATTTAGTAGTATAATGTGTATCGCAATATGGACAATGACCTTACCCATATCGTAATTCAATAGGCGCTCCGCATTTAGGACAAGTCATAGGATAAACTTCAACTACTTCGCATTGAAGTTTATAAATCTTATCACCTAATTGGATAGAGTTAACATATCCTGCAAATTGTTTATCCATGATATTTCAGCAGAAAACTATTACTTACTGCCTTGAAAGATTTAGTCCCATCTACACTTCTCAGCACAAGACCTTCGCGAGGCAGTCCATCAATCATCGACGCGCCCTCTGCAAGAGTGAGAATTTTATCCAGACGAGTTTCTCCATTTCGCTGATCGAGCTGATTAAAAGAGAATGAAGATTCAATTACTGGCACGCAAGGAACATTAAATCCATTTTCCAGAAGATTCTTCATCGCATTACTATTCCATCTGCCTTTATCAGAAGTAATAAGATTAAAGGCGGCAAAGTCATGTCCAGTAAGGCTATAATCTCTTTTCTGGACGCCCGCGCCATAAGTTTCCCCTTGAATAGTAACCCAATTTGCATTAGGCATCCGTTCAAGAAGTTCACTCAGCACATTAAACATATCATACTTCTGCGCCATTTCCCAATAAATATTGGTATCATAATAGCAAGGCTTATCTACACTGTCAAAGCACACATTACGAGAACAAACATAAAATTCATTCTTGCGGCGGCCGCGCTTCATGGTGAAAGTAGTGCTAGAACCATCAATTTTTTCAGTAATAATCCAGTCCCCTTCATCTTCAAGAATCCAGGGCATGTTCTGCACGCGCTCTTCATCAGTCTTTACGACCCACTCTGGCCAGCTATTCTTTTTATCTTTCTTCTTACCGAAGAATACAAACATCAACTTCCGGCCCCACTCGCGTTTCATCAGCCAGCGCGCCCAGGGCTTCTTAAAGATGTTGGGATGCCGCTGAGCCATTTTCTTATACTTATCCACAGAAGGAGCCTTGCGCTGATTATCTTCTGCATCCGCATAAGTTACATCAAGTTCTTTAGTAAGGAAACGAGATTCACCATCGGCATAATGATACTCTCCCTTATTGTCCTTAATATAAGGAACATTTCCAGAAGAATCATTAGTATCATATCCAATGCTCCAACCAAAGTCTTCAGCGTGCATCAGCAAACCTTGGCTTATAACTTTGCACATACGAAGCGTTTTGACCTTATAGTTTCGCTTCTCAAGAAACGCAAAACATTCCCTATCAGACGGAACCTTGGAGTCAATCTCAAAATAAATTGCTGGATCACCAACATTAAACTGACCCTTCTGAACAATCACCCACCAACCACCAACACGAGCATGCTCAACACGATCATAGTTGGGAATAGGACGAATTTCATCAATAGTTACTACATAACAAAGTTCCCTCTGGTTATTTTTATTAAGCATATTATTCCCCTCTCTTATTTTCTATATATATTATAACAAAAAATTTCTTATTTTTCAATGAGATGTATTATAAGCAAGAGTAAGTTCTATTGGTGTATTAGTATTTTTTAAATTTTCTCTATCTTTTTTAAATTGTGCTTCTAATGCTTCTAACTCTGCTTCTGCTTGTCTACGATTTTCTTTCAAATCATTTTGAATATGTTCTGTTAAACCTTTTAAATAATCTGCACGGATTTGAAGGTTTAATGCAGAATCGCCTTTAAGATATACCTTTTCTAACCACTCATAATATTTAGACATTTCTTCTCCATTTGTCCAATAGATAGGATAATAAATAGGCATATCATTTTCTATAGTCATATAGTAGGGGATTGCCCAATTCGCATCATAATAGCTATTTCTGTTTACAGGATCAATTTTCCATTTTTCTGGAGATACAGAATAAAGATTTATAAAACGCTCAAAAGTCATTTGAGGTAAATTATTTATTTGTTCCGTAAAAGGGCTTGAATGAACATTATCTTTAATGGTGATTCTATTATTTTTTATAGTTTGATATCGTGCTTCCCAACGATTCTTTTCTTCAGTATTTTGCCAATGATCTGCAATAAAACGTCCTCCAATCCCTATAGTAGCGAATATCCCAAGCCCAATTAATATTTCCAAAAAAAGCATATTATCACATCCAAACTTTTTGAATATTATACATTTGCTTATTCCATCTTAATACTCTATTCCAAGTTTGCTTTGCATAAATGTGACAATCTAAAGTAGGATTTACAACATCAATCCAATGTGCGTCAGCCGCTTCCTGCATCTCAGATCTAAAGTCTTCCATAAAAATATCTAGAAGTTGTTCTTCAAGCGGCCGCCGCGTTTTTGCAGCAGCTACCACTTCACCAATGTCACCATCGACAAGACAATAAACCTTCTTCAT